TTCCTGGGTGATGCAATGTAGTAAATGGTAACTGTATCTGCACTGCTTGGTTTTGGATTGAAAACAATTGAATTACTCTGGATGTGGTAGCGCATATCGGATGCCACACTGTAGAGGCCACCAACATTGCGCTCACTGAAATTGTATCGTCTTAGGGGAACCTCACTACCACCGGTATTGAGGTCCACCCCTCGACTTTTGTAGAAATCTGTTGGAAGATCATAAGTTGTTGTTCCGCTTACCAGGTTAATTGTACCGGATTTGAGGAAGTAATCTTCACTGTTTGCGCTCGTTACTATGAGATCATACAGCTCTGCGTATCCTCGATTCAGCATCCTTCGCCACTCATCATCTGTGATGAATTGCGAATTTTCCATGTCAGCACGCTGCCTTGCCAAAAGGCGCAGCTCACTCAAACTTACAATATCAGTCATTTTTCTACCTAATAACTGTTATATATTCCATGAATAGCATCCAGGACAGCTTCACTGTCTCCACCTTTTACTGCAGAGATTAGTTCTTCTGCCATTTCATGCTGCTCATCAGAATATTCCTCCATTTCTTCTTCTTCGTATTCATCTTCATCATCCATCATATCATCTGGTTCAGAGTCCCTTTTACTCTTACCCTTTCCCAAAATAATCATGGCTGCATCTTTTCCTCCTTGCATCATATTAACCTCCTTATTTGGTCATATCAGTGTTTCGGAGAACTAAACAAAAATGGATACGGTTATTTGCGTTTGCTGCAATGTCAGCTGCACTTGCAGTTGTTATTACATTAATCACAACTGTTTTTGCTGATGCAACATCAATTGCTCCAAACTGGACCTTTGTATCTGCAACTGCATTCAAAGCTACGGAACACGTTGCTGATAAAATGCCTGGATACTTGTCAGCTAAAGTGACTGTGAAAATTCCCACACCACCTCTGGCGACTGTCCATCCTGCACCGGTATTATCTGCAGCAACTACTGCACTGGTGCCGTTTGGCTTAAATGATCCGCAAATAATTTTGACATGAGGATTTAAAGACTGCATATCAAAAAATATTTTTTCTGCCATATTGCCCCCTTTCGTTTATGGTAAGGTTACAACACAATTCCGGCCTGGCCCAGTACACGCCAGTTGAGAATAAGAATGGACCCTTACTTCTATGCCGTCATCTGCAGACTGTCTCAGAACTCGGTTGCCATCCAGCTCTGTGAGTTGAACTACAGAACCAATAGACATTAAAGAAAACGTCCCTAGTTCCAGCATATATGCTGTCCCACCAGGACAATCTTTATCCGGTACAATCGAGACAACACCGTGCGGAGCAAAAAATTCCAGAGAACGATAACCGGAAACGGAATCACTCTGTTTGACTTCCCGCTGAACCTGGGCATTCATGGCTTTTTCAATGCTGACGAAATCAGCAAATGAACAGAACATATAATCTGGCTTTCCTCCTTCTCGACTACACACTTAACCTTCGCTTAGACTCGCTATTTTCTAAACCGCCTTACGGCTGCTGCAGGTTCAACCCTGCAGAAGAGACTATTTCACCATCCCAGAGGGATGCAATGCGCTTCGGATCGCTTGATCCTACTCCCTTGCGGGATAGTCGTTGAACCTTCTCTTTCGAGCTTGGCTGCAGATTGCCCTTTCTGGGTTTCCCTGCAATTCACATTGTTTGCAATATCCATTGCTGGATAATGGCCCTGGTTTTTTAAGGCAGCACCTTCAATAAGTGCCTCCAAAATTGTTCCGCTGGAACCGTCATACCGTTGACCAGATAATCGGGTTATATCTGCAGTACGGTCCTGTCCAAAGAATGCAGTTGAAGACGGAGCCGTTGCTGGCAACCATCCTTCTAGCCCAGTGAGCGCACCATCATAATCACCACTTTGGTAAATATAATCATTTTGTGCTACTGAGGACCAACCACTTAAATTACCACTCATAGTAAGCTGGTTTGATGCACTCCCACGATTGACCGCATTTACAGTAAGGGATCCTGTCCTAACAGATCCACCAGATTTGGTTCCTGAAACTTGCAGAACCATTCCAACTTCAAAGTTAAGTGAGTCCATGTCTGTGACCAAATCAAGTGCAGTTGTTGAAAAAGAAGAGTTATTAATTCTTCCAATTGCACCAGAACCGTCACGATAAAGGTTTCTTGAAATTGAATCTCCTACGCTGCGCATGACTCCATCAATTTCTGTTGTCATTGCATTTAGGAAACTATACCTGTCACCCTCTGATGCCGCCACGGCCTCGCCGGAAATAGTCGCGACTCCGTAATTAGCTTTTCGGGTTAACAGAAATTCTCCGATCTTGGAAGCACTGGCTGCGCTTTGAGCAGTGGCAAAAGTTGCCGATCTTCCTTGAGGTCGGGTGTAATAGACTGGAATCATTAATGAAATCAGTGACTTACGAGTTTGTCATTGAATTCAATTTTGGTATTCACCCAGGTTCGCTATTCCCTGGATCGCCTTTCGGCTGCTACACATTCGACTGTGCAGATTGGACTATCTCTTCAACCACTTGGGTTGCGTTGCGCTTCCACTCGCTTGAGTGTACTTCCATAAAGGAATAGTCTCTGAACGTTCCCTTTCGGGCTTCGCTGCTGATTAACAGATCCTGTCTTCCCAGCAATTCACAACGTTATCATTATATATTGCTATATAACGGCCCTAGTATATTAAGGCGCATTAACACCACGGAACTTTTCGTCTTTCATTGTGTTCAGGTAGCTTCGCAAATTCTACCCCGCTTTTAAGCAGCTGCACATTCGACTGTGCAGATCAGATCATATCACAACCCTTTCGGGTCTCCTCCGCTTCCACTTTGCTTAAAGTGTACTCCCTTTCGGGATGATCGTTGGACCTTCCTTTTTCAAGGCTTGGCTGCTGATTAACAGTTCCTGTCTTTCCAGCAATTCAAAGGATTTTTCGATAACCATTTCTGGCTAAAGCCCCAAAGATTCAGGGACGAGTTCCATAAAAGGGTGGCTATCGTAGACAAGTTTCTCTACTTCTGCACCCCTGTAGTATTGTTTTAACGCATTATCCCAGGCGGTTAAAGTCGTAGCTGTCGCCATCGGATTTATTCTCCATATAAATTATGTGGCATCACAGACTACTGCCATAGGTGGCAAGTGCAGATTCCAGGCGTTCCCTTCTTGTTTTGGGCGCACCTTTATCTGTTGGCTGCGATGCAGTTACTTTGTTTCTAAGAGTTTTTCTAATCCGTGGAGAATCCGATGGTTTTTCCGGTGGGCCAGCATCGGGCTGGAGCAAGTTTTTAAACTTACCAGACTTGGCAAGTTTCTGAGCCTGCTGCTCATAAAAATTTTCTACTTCCAGCAAGATTTCTTCATCCTGCTTTATAGTGCCGGTTTCCTGGGCAACTATCTTCTGCATTTCTAAAATAGTAGGCCACGCATTGTCCCAGTTATTCCGAACTAACTCAAAACGCTCGTCACCTTCTACCTTAGTTTTCATGCGATTGACATAAGAGTCAATCTGTTTCTGCCTTTCCATTGTTTCTAATTTTGCCAACCTACCTTCAACTTCTGGCGTAAGTGCAGCTGGCTCTGCTTTTGTTGGTTGGAATTTACCATCCTGCAAAACTGAATTGGTGGCATCCTCATAATTCCACCCAATTCCATCCAAAGCACCAAGCATATCACCTTTGTCCACTTTTGCTTTTGCATCAATAAGTGGTTTCAGCTCTGCTTTTAACTTGTTCAGTTCCTGCTTCTGCTGCTGAACTTCACGCTCTTTCTTTGCAACCTTTGAAAAGGCTTTGCTAACTCTGGGTGTCTCTGGAACTTCAGCTGCTGCTACTTCTGCTTCAGGTTCTTCTACAGGCTGCGATTCCTGCGATTCTTGCGATTCTTCGACTTCTTCTACTTCAGTTTCAACTGGACCTATTTTATCATCCATCCACTCATTTATCTGTGCCTGGTCTGTTGCTTCTGCAGTTTCTGCTTCTGGTGCTTCTGCTTCTGCTTCTGCTGCTGTTTCCGTTTGTTCAACTTCTTCCATGTCCGTGTCCGTTTTAGGTTATGCTGGTAAAGGTGATGCAGGTGGAACTGCCATTTCTGGCATTGGTGGCTCTCCAGGAGAAGGCAGAGAACTACCTGGGAATTCTGGTCCCACCGGCATCGGTGGTGGTGGACCTGGTGGTGGCATACCTGGCATTGCTGGTGCTTCTGCTCCTGCTTCGCCTTTTTCTTGTGTGAGTGCATCGCACTCTTCAATAAACTGGATCATCATGTTTATTTTATCCAGGTCCAGCTCATCCTGCTGTGCTTCCAGGTATGCAATTGTCATCCTCTCTTTTGCAAATGCCAGATCCATCACCGGCTCTGGTGCATGATAAATTCCATTATCAACAATCTCCTGGATACGCCACTCTACATCTCTCTCTAATACATCATACAAGCTGGTTACAGATTCCAGATCTGGAAAGTCCAGCAACCTCACAATATGCTCACGCTGATTAATTACACCATTTTGGATCAGCTCTGTAACTGCCTGCAACCGTCCTGCAGGAGTTGAGGGCAACAGTGATACCGGATAGGCCTGGAGTATGTAATCATTTTGTGCCATTTCAACATCCTTAAAATCAATCTCCTCCAGGGCATGTCCCTTAATTCCACGCACCGGAAATGACCCTGACTCTTTGACAATCTCCCTGGCAAGATCAAAGAACCACTCTGCAGCATCCATAAAACTTTTCTCGAATCGCTGCCCCACTGAAATAAATCTCTCAGTTTCAATATCGTGATAGGTTCTAAGTGCAGCTCCACTTTCCAGCCCAGGTGGTTTTCTTCCGGTTGCACTGAGTTCTGAAATTCCTGCAATCTCATAGGCTTTTTGAAACAATCGTTCCATATGTCCATAAACCTCTGGATGCATTGCAGTTGGCACATATGAGGATGGTTTTTCCCCAATATAATTAACAATCGTGCCAGGAACATTCCTGAGTCTGGATTCTACTACTCGGCTTCCATGCTGAACAAACAACCAGGGTACACTCAAAAGGTGCATTGATTGTTGTATGCGCAGTGCAAGTTTGTTGATCTCCATCTGTATATTCTTCAGCTGCTCTGCCAATGAGATTCCTGCAAATCCAATACAGGCATCACCCCATTTACAAAATACAAATGGATAGTTGGTGTAATTGTACTGCTCATCTTCCAGGATAACTGTTTCCATGTGTATAACGTGCCGTCCGTCATCTGCATCATTCATGGATGGCAAGTGCCAGGACTCAACGCATTCAACCATCTCTGCTTCATGTCCTTCCTCACTGCTCATAAAGTCCTCATCCTTCCTGGATGCAGCAAACCTCAATTCTTCTTCTCTTTCAGGAAACTGCATTATCAGAGTCTCCAGTGGAATGGATTTAACCTGGTGCAACGATGGTGGTTGATCTGCATACATGGCAGCATTCAAGTCCCATAGTATTTCGTTAGGAAAAACTCGCTCCACAAACAACTCAGATCCCTCCCGCCCAATTTTCATTACTGCAATATCAAAGATGCAACTGTCCTGGAAGATTTTGGGCATCACATCATAAATACCGGTCTGGTAAAAGATTCCTTCCATTACATCAGATAACCTTCGTGCATTCTGCCTGAGTTTATAATCACCACGCCTGGTTAAATACATTGGTTTGGGTTTGGATTTGCCAATTCGTGAAACCAGGGTGTCTGTAATGTTACCAACCACATTCAAACGCATCCGGTAGTCCTCCAGGTTCATCCGGTTTGCACTTCCTCCACGGCGCAGATCCTCATAATCCCTCTGGGTGTACATTCTCAGCATATCCAGGTTAAGAGTGTGCCTGGAAACATGATCCTCTCTCAGCTGCTCAATCAGCTCAGTGAGAAGGTTGCCCATTTCTGTTTCATCTTCTTCATTCCACCAGAATTTCATCGTGCATTCTCAAGATATTGTTTAGTTAAGTCAGCATCACTTTGCTGTTGTTGTGGTTCTGGAAAAGATATGTCTGGAAGTTCCTGGAAAAATTCCACCTCTAGTCCAAGTCCCTTGAATTTCGATACTCTCTTTTTCTCCAGGAAGGTGATTAGTTTTTCGTGGTCTGGTAGTTTGAACATTAGTTTGCCCCTATAAAGCGGGTTACTGCGTCAATATTGCTTGTGCATCTGTTTTGGATTGTTGTCTCTGTGCATCACTGCGCTGCGCAGCTGCTGCACCAATCACCAGGGGTGGTAGTGCAACGTAGTAGGGCATACCATCCTTTGATGCCTGCTTGAGCTTGTCTGTAAGGCGCATAGACCAGACTTTTTCTGCAGCTTCATCTGCATCTTCGTACATCTCTAATAAAAATCTTTCAGGTATGTCTTCTGCTGAGTTTCTTGCAAGGCTGTCTATACGATGTCCAGCTGCTACATCGTCATCAAAAAATACAATATCACCCCCTGTGTCTCTAAGATATTCACCACTTGGATCAACTATAACAACATCATTTGGTGAATGGCGTATGCTTGCTAATTCATCTTCAAACACCTCTGGATAATCTCTTATTTCCAGCATCTCAAAGCTATCTGAATAATCCTCCTCATACACCTTTCTCAATTTTTCTGGATCTGTAGCAATCACTTCACCTTCCTCAACCTTTGCACCATGCTTCTTGCCAATCTTCTTGGCTTGTGCAGTCAGTACCTGGTCATATATCAATTTGTGGTATTCTCCACCTACATCCAGGTCTGGGCCTTCCAACATATGGGAGCCAAACATAAAATCTTTTTCGTCAGCAGTAATCAATCCATCAGCGTGTTGCCCTAAAATTTTGTCATTATACGACCCGCCTGGTTGAAACTCTAAGAGCTTATTTGCTGGCTCTTTTCCAATATAAGAAACAAGTTTATCTTCTGGCACCCATTCATCTATAACCTTCTTATTCCCACCTTTTTCGATTGCAACCAACCTTTCTGTGACTCGATTCCAATAAATAGAATCAACCATCGTACTTGCTTTATACCTCTCTGCACTCTGCTTACCTGTCACCCAGGCAATGCTGTCAAATCCATTGTCTGAAGCCCACCGGATCATGCGTTTCAGTGCCAGGTTGGTCCACTGGTGGGTGTCTGTGACAAATGGGCCTCGTTGTGGTCCTCCAGGTCTTTGACTATTAAATGCTTTAAGTGCGTGTGTATTTACATCTGCAGGATCATCTGCTCTGAAAGAAATGCTTGTACCTTCTGGAGTTGTAAGACTGTACATATTTGAATCAAGCTCAACAGTTTTAGTTGTCTCTATTATCATGTCATCGTAATTATCTATCCTGCCTTGTAATTCTTGATATTCTGTATTAAGTGGAGATAACGTATTGCGTTGTTCTCTAAGTATTTCTCTCTCTTTTTCAAGTTTTACTAATTTTTCCTGTGCTTGTTCAAGAAAAACACTTTTTTCTTGCTTTATCTCTGCACCTTCTGGAAGTTTTGTTAATTTTTCCCTCTTAAACCCCATCTCCTGCCCCTTATGCGCCCAATCACCTTGGATCTCTTCAATGAACAGCACCTTGTTACCATCTGGATCTACACGCTCATTGAAGCGTATGTGTGCAACTACATCGTCTTCAGGATAGTGGCCTGCTGTGTACCTGGCTGTTGTTGGTTGTGTGTTTAAGACATTCTGTAATGCTGATTCCTGGGAAATAGTAGTATCACCAGGATAAGCCTCAGTTCCTCTTAGTATTTTAGGTCTTCTTTCAAGTCCATCTGGAGTTTGGAACCAGTAGAATTTATCACTTTCGTTTTTGCCTAGTATTAAATTTTCTCCCACCTGTTGATCTTGGATTTTCAAAAATTCCTCTGTAGAAAGCGGAACAATATCCTCCTTTGTCCAGGGTACTTTCTTTGGTGGAACCATCAGCACCAGTTCCCTGTAATTCTCTCCACCAGGAAGTTGCCATTGTGG